CCTATCGAAACTGTACTTGCTGATATGGAATCAGATTGCGGAATCGTAGCAGAAGCGGCAAAAGACTATCTCAATATACACCGTGATGAATACAGAGGTGATAGGAGGGTTAAAATGACTGAGTATATAACCAAAGAAGAAGCTTGCAAAGAGTGTTTTACAGTACAGACAAAAAAATATGGAAGTATTGAAGTTGTACCTGTTGATTACATTGCAAGCATAGAAGCCGCAGACGTACAGCCCGTGAAGCGGGGACGGTGGATAATATCGAACATATACGCACAGTGTTCTGAGTGTTCCGTTGCATACGATTTGGACACTTTTCAGAGACTAATACCTATGAATGAAAACGTACCGAGACATTGCTCATACTGCGGCGCAGATATGCGAGGAGAGGCAGAGAATGATACTTGATGAATTTATAAAAGAGCTTGAAAGCCCGAATATACATAGATTTACTGTTGACACTAATGAGCTATTAGCTTTTCTGAAAGAGCTGAAAGGTGCAAGGGAGCTTATAAAGCGTCAAAATCAATGTATAGAATCACAGGCTCGGTACATCGCAGAGCACATTGATAGGAGGCGAAGCAGATGAGTAGCCTTGCAATATTCTTCGCCGGAGCGCTGCTCGGCTCAGGCGTGACCTTCCTCGTGATGTGTCTTGCCTTTGCGGCAAGCGAAGACAAATGAAAATATTCAACGACAAGCCAGGGACGCGGTTCCGCATTCGTAACGGAGTAACTGGCGCATACATACACATCACGATGATGCGAGTGCTCGAGTTCCACGACAGGCTCGAGGCGCTCGCGTACATCAGGCGGCACGATCTGAATCCGATGATATACTATGTGGAGGTGGTAAAATGAGCGAGCTCGAGCTCAGACTTTGGCTCAACTCAGCATTCTATGCTGATAAAAAAATAAAGGCACTGGATATGCTCATTCAGCGACACAGAGAGCGAGCGCAGGGGCTCTCCGCTTGCGGTGAGGGTAATGATAGCGGCAAGAGCGACGGCACCAAAAACGGCACAGAAAACGCCTTTCTGAAGCTTGCAGAGTTACAGGAGAAGGCGGACCGCATGAGAGAAAAGGCTATAGAGGACGTCGAGAAGATCCAGAACGCCATAGCTCTTCTCGAAGACGACGAACTCGAGACAGTGCTTATACGCAGATACCTCTTATTCGAGACAATCGACGAAACAGCGGCGTCTATGCACTATTCACCGAGGAATGTGAAGAAGAAACAAAAACAGGCAATTTTAAAACTGTGCCCAAAAATGCCTTGTAATGCCCACTCTGATGTGCTATAATAATATCATGAAAGCAGGCGGAACGGAACAAAACAAAGGCAACTTTCGGGGGTGCTCCCCGCACTCCCTTGCCTCCGCCTTCCGCCTTAGTTTTCATATGTTGTCTCCTTTCTTTTGTTTTACTACACTGATCTTGCCGAGGCAGGTACAACCTCGGCGACCTATGCGCGTCCTACAGTTCACGGCTGAGGTTGCGCTCCAACAGCACGGAATGTACCACCTTATACAAATTTTTCCAAGCAAGCAGCTAAGCCGTTCCAACAGGGACGGCTTTGCTGTTAATTACTACTATTCTCACTACTACGTCTTACTAAAGGAACGCGAAACTGCATCCTCAAGAGCAGATAAATCAGATCGTGGCTTCTATTCAGGAGTTTGGATTCAATGATCCTATTGCTGTCTGGAAAGATAATGTTATAATCGAGGGTCACGGTCGCCTTATAGCTGCACAGGAGCTGGGCTATGAAGAAATACCCGTTATAAGGCTTGACAGCCTCACAGACGAGCAGCGACGAGCCTATATGCTTATTCACAATCAGCTCACTATGAACAGCGGTTTTGATATCGAACTGCTGAACATAGAGCTCGGCGGTATCGAAAGCATTGATATGTCAAACTTCGGTTTTGAGTTTGGCGATGAGGAACCCGAAGAATTCAACGTTCTTGAGGATAATTTCAAGGAGGACCCGCCAGAGGAGCCTATTGCTCAACTGGGAGATATATACCAGCTCGGGCAGCACAGGCTGATGTGTGGAGATAGCACAAACATAGAACAGGTCAAGCAGCTTACAAACGGAGAACTTGTTGACCTGTTTCTCACAGACCCGCCATACAACGTGAATTATCATGGCGGTACAAAAGACGCGCTCACAATTCTCAATGATTCTATGGAAGACAGTTCGTTCCGCGCTTTTCTTACTGACGCGTTTACAAGCGCCGACGAAGTAATGAAAGCAGGAGCGGCTTTCTATATATGGCACGCTGACTCCGAAGGACTGAACTTCCGCTGCGCAGCAAGAAGCGCAGGCTGGAAAATAAGGCAGTGCCTTGTGTGGGTCAAAAACAGCATAGTCTTAGGACGCCAGGACTATCAATGGAAACACGAACCCTGCCTGTATGGTTGGAAAGAAGGAACTCACTACTTCACTGACGACAGGACCCAGGCGACAGTATACGATGATAAGATAGATATCAAAAAGCTGAAGAAGACCGAAATGCTCGAGCTTCTTCAAGAGATATTATCAGACAGCACGGCGACGACAGTGCTCTATGAGGATAAACCTCTCGTGAATGATGTTCATCCAACAATGAAGCCGATAAGACTAATGGCACAGCTCGTAAAAAACAGCACACAGCCAAAACAGACAGTTCTCGATTTGTTCGGAGGCTCAGGCTCTACGCTGATAGCCTGCGAACAACTTGATCGCTCCTGCTATATGATGGAGCTCGACCCAAAGTACGTTGATGTCATTATTGAGCGCTGGGAACAGTTCACAGGACAGAAGGCTGTCAAGATAAACTAAGAAAGGAGGTCGGCAATGGCAAACGAGCAGAATTTGAAACCTGCTGCACATCCTCTAACCGTCGAGGAAGCGTCGAAGGGTGGCACAAATTCGGGCAAAGCTCGCCGCCGCAAAGCTGACCTCCGCAAAATGGCTCAACAGGTGCTCGACGGTACGTTTAAAGACAAGAACGGCAGGGAGTTCACGGGCGAAGAGGCTATTATACAGGGCTTAGTCGCGAACGTTGCATCACCGAACAGTAAGAACTGGGGAAAGGCTATGGATCTGTTGATTAAGCTGAGCGGTGCCGATAAGAGCCGCGAAGAGAATCAGAAGCTCAAAGCTGAGGTCGCCCTCCTCAAAGCAAAGGTCAAAATGCTTACCGAGTCTGACACTGCAACTCTTGACAAGCTCGATGAAGTCCTCAGCAAGATAGAGGGTGGCTTCTGATGTTCAGCGAAAAGCAGCAGGAATACTTCAATAAAGCCGTTCACCGCTGGAACGTGAAGACAGGCGCAGCCCGTTCAGGCAAGACTTATATGGACTACTTTGTCATTCCGAAGCGTATACGAGCAGTCAAGGGGCTCGACGGTCTCAACGTGATGCTCGGTCACACGCAAGGAACACTCCAGCGCAATATCATATATCCGCTTCAGAATATATGGGGAACTAACCTCGTCAGCAACATAAACAGCGATAACATCGCGTATATGTTCGGCGAGCCTGTCCACTGCCTCGGAGCGGATAAGATAACAGCGGTTGACCGAATCCGCGGTATTTCTGTCAAGTACGTATACGGTGACGAGGTCGTGACATGGCACCAAGAAGTGTTCAGAATGCTTGAATCACGTCTCGATAAGCCCTACAGCCGATTCGACGGCACCTGCAACCCTGATAACCCTCATCACTGGTTCTTCGAGTTCCTGTACAAAAAGGAAGGTATTGACCGATATGTGCAGGAATATCAGATATATGACAACCCATTCCTTGCGGAAGACGTTGTCCGAAATATGGAGAACGAATACCGCGGCTCCGTAGACTTCGACAGACTTATCCTCGGGCGCTGGGTAGCAGCTGAGGGCATCATATACAGGCGATTCTCGGACGATATGTCCTCAGAAAAGCGTATGCTGATATCCGCAAAGCCAGAACTCAGCCGCTTATTTATAGGCGTTGACTTCGGCGGCAGTGGTTCGGCTCACACGTTCGTCTGCACTGGCTCAGACCGAGGATATAACAACCTGTACGCGTTGCTCTCGGAGCGTATCGCTTGCAAGAACGAGAAGGGACAGCAGATAGAGATTGACCCCGAGAAGCTCGGAGCGCTCTTCTGTGACTTTGTCCGTCGCGTGATTATGATGTTCGGCACGCCCGACGTCGTATACTGCGACAGCGCAGAGCAGACACTTATACTCGGCTTGAAGTCCTCGGCAAGAAAGAACGGTCTCGGCTGGCTGAGAATTGAGAACGCCTTGAAAACAACAATAAACGACCGAATCCGATGCGCTCAGCGCCTTATGGCGCAAGGGCGCTTTTATATGCTTGATACAGGGTGCGAGAGCTTGAAGGACGCTCTTTGCACGGCGGTCTGGAATCCAAAGGAAACAACCTCGGACGTTCGTCTCGATGACGGTACCAGCGATATAGATACACTTGACGCGTTCGAGTACACATTCGAGCGCGATATCACGAAATTCATAAAATACGAGTAAGGAGGCACAGTATGCGATATAATGCGATGTATTCAGCAGTAGCCAAGGAGCTGGGAGACTACCTGTACAGCTCAGCAACTGCGCAAGGAATAGACCTATGGGGGCGAATGTATCGCGGAAATGCTCCGTGGAATAACGACCGAACCAAGAGCGCAGGACTGGCGTCAGCGATATCCTCAGAAGTAGCCAGACTAATCACAATCGAGCTTAAAGGAGAAGCAACAGGCTCGGAGGCGATGTCCTCAGAGCTTCAGAATGTTATTTCCAAGCTCCGCCGCTTCACAGAGTACGGAGCTGCGAAGGGAAGCCTTGTCATCAAGCCTATTGTGTACGATGATACACTGACGACACAGTTCATACAGGCGGACAGATTCTTCCCACTCGTGTGGGACAGCTCAGGAAACCTCACAAAGTGTGTATTTGCCGACCAGATGAGGAAGGGAAACACAGTGTTCACGCTTCTCGAAGTTCATACACTTGACCGAGGCGAGTACACGGTCGAGAATAGACTGTACCGCAGCAATTACGACGGCTCTCTCGGTACAAGGATAGCACTCTCTGAGGTCGACAAGTGGGCAGAGCTTGACGATGAGGGCAGATTCGCAGGAATTGACCGCCTGCCATTCGGTCTGTTTACCTGCCCTATAGCAAACCACATAGACGAGGATTCGCCTATGGGCGTTTCCGTGTATTCCCGAGCCGTGGAGCTTATCAGCGAAGCAGACCGCCGCTATTCAGGAGAGAGCTGGGAGTTTGAGTCGAAGGAAACAGCGGTACACATCGGCTCTTCAATGCTGAAATATGACAAAGCCCAGGACAGCTACATCTACCCCGGCGGCAGAAAAATGCTATACAGACCAGTAGAGGTCAACAACGGCGCGGTGGAGAAGCCGTGCATTGAGACATACTCACCCGATATACGCTTTGACGCGTACAAAGACGGCTGGAACGAGCAGCTTCGCCGCATAGAGTTCGCTTGTAACTTAGCGTATGGTACGATATCAGACCCCAACAACATAGACAGGACAGCGACAGAGATAGAGGCAAGCAAGCAAAGATCATACTCTTTTATTTGCGACTGCCAGAAGTCGCTCGAGAACGCACTGAACGGATGGGCTGACGGTACCGCCTTCTGGCTTGCTCTCAACGGTCAGAGCGGAGCTCACGAACTGAAGCTTGAATGGGGCGACGGAATCCTTTCTAATCCTGACGCAGAGCGCGAGGAGGACAGAAAAGACCTTGCTAACGGTACGCTCCGCCCCGAAGAGTACCGAGCAAAGTATCGAAACGAGACCCTTGAAGAAGCTGCGAAGAACTTGCCGCAGACTGCTGCGGTTATGCCCTGATGTATTCCGCAGGCGAGCTCGAACGGGCTTCAATGGCGCTTGACGAGCCTATGTATGGGCTTGAACATCGGATAATGACCGATATTGTCCGCCGAATCCGTGAGAATGGCGAACTCACAGCCGCCGCGGACTGGCAGATAACAAGGCTCATACAGCTCGGAATGGCTATGGAAGAGATAACCGCGGCGATTAATGAAGCTCTGGGTGCTGCAGAGAACATCACAGATACGCTGTTCAGTAATATCATAGAGGCAGGATACGCCCGTGATAATAACCTGTATAAAGCTATCGGCAAGGTGCAGATACCGTTTAATGAGAACGCCCCTCTGCAACAGATGATAAGCGCTGTGACAGCTCAGACGAACGAGACGATGCACAACATCACTCAGTCGCTTGGCTTTGCTCAGAGAGGAGCGGACGGACGTATCAGCTTCACTCCGATAGCTGATTACTACCAGAAGACACTCGACAACGCAATGCTCGATATCAGCTCGGGAGCGTTTGACTACAACACAGTACTCAACAGAACGGTCAAAGAAATGACGAACTCAGGGCTGAGAACAGTCGACTACGCTACAGGGTGGAGCAACCGTGTCCCTGTGGCTGCTCGCAGGGCAGTAATGACAGGAATGACACAGCTGACAGCTCAGGTCAACGAGCAGAACGCAGAAGAGCTCGAAACGGAATGGTTCGAGATATCCTGGCACTCTGGCGCTCGACCGTCTCACTGGTGGGGCGGTCGCTGGTACACAAAAGAGCAGCTGAAAACGGTCTGCAATCTCGGCGATGTCACAGGTTTATGCGGCGCGAACTGTTATCATGACTACAGTCCTGTTATTCCTGGCATATCTGAGCCGATGTACACAGAGGAAGAACTCGAGCAGATGAACCGCGAAGAGAAAGAGCCTATCGAGTACAACGGCAAGAAGTACACAAAATACGAGGCGACACAGCGGCAGAGACAGCTCGAGACTACTATGCGAGCGCAGCGTGAGGAAATGGCACTACTCGAAGAGGGCGGCGCCGACGAAGACGATCTGATTAACTGCCGCGCCAGATACCACGGTACCTCTCACGAATACGCTCAGTTTTCCAAGGCTATGGGGCTGCCGCAGGAACGGGAGCGCGTATATGCTGACGGTCTCGGGACTAAGCTCATGCAGGGCAAGACCGAGGGCGGAAGCGGTAAGGATTCACCCGTCAAGGTTCCAGCGGTCGGAGCTCACGTTGTTGATACCGTTACTCCCGAGGAACGGAAGGAGCTGCTGTCGAGGGATAAGGTTGATATTCATAATTCGTCTATTGACAAAAACCGTGAAAGTGGTATAATTAAAGCAGAGGAAGGCTTAAATCGAAAGCTTAACCCTGATAAAATAGAACCAATGCCTCGGAAACAACTCCGCAAAATAACAAAAAGCTTTAGCAAACAGGGCGGAGTGGTTCAAATGAACTCTGAAACAGACTATTACCTTAACAAGCGAAAAGTGGAGGCAATAACTTATAATTCTAAAACGATATTACTTAAACAAAAGCCCGGGAGAGCTGCAGTATTTGAAGAATTAATTCATACCGCGCAGTATCGAGATGGAAAAATGAATGGTAGTGCGTTATCTCGTATTGAATGTGAAATTGAAGCGCAGAAAAAACTGCTTAAATATTCTAAGGCATACAAGTTAACAACCAAAGAAATCGAGCAAACGCGCGCTGCCTTAAAGGACTATGAAGAAGAATTAAAAGAATACCATAGAAACGGAGGTGCTTGATATGTTAAAAGTTATAGAAACTTTAAAGATTGGGAATCTTTTATCAGTAACGGTTGAAGGAAATCCAAACGAAATTAAAAATGGTACTGTTTTTGTTGATAAAAACGGAGACCGCCATACTGTTAAATCAATAGCATTAGAGAGATTCGATAATCCACATGATATATCAAGATTCACCACGTTCTTAACAGAGTTTTGTGAACTAAAAAAAGGATCGATACTATTTAGCGAATAAAGATAAAACCGCCCCTAACAAGGCGGTTTTCTTATGCCCATTTGAAGGAGGTGAGAGAATGGAACTGAAAGACACTATCGACCTTATGCAGTCCGAGGACTACAAGGAGCGCTTCACAGCCGAATATCATCAGCTGATAATCAGGTACAAGAAGCTGAAAAAGATGTACGACAACTGGGATAACTTGAATTTCCTTCCGAGATGTCCAAAAAGCATTTACAAAATGCAGCTTGAAGTTATGGAGAGATACCTCGCTATACTTGAAGCCAGGGCAGCTATTGAGGAAGTTCCTGTGTGGGATTGCACAGAGAAATAACGGCAAAAAAAGCATTTGCGACCGACAATAATGTCGGCTGCAAGTGCTCTTTTTATACCCAAATAACGAAAGGACTGATACCATGAAGAAACTTGAAGCACTCAAATCCTTGTACGTAGCGCTCGGAGGCATCGCGTCGAACGTGGCGGCTTGTGATACCTCACTCGAGGTGCTCAACGCTATTCTCGCACTCGGCTCAGTAGAGGGCAAGGATTTCGTCGGAGACGCAGTCGCAGCAATAGCCGAGAATCTGAGTAAGATTGACCCGTCACCGTCGGCTACACTAATTACAAAGGAAATCACAGCTAACGGCGACTATGCCGCAAGCAGCGACGAAGCAGACGGATATTCAAGCGTGTCTATAAGCGTTTCGCCCGTACTTCAGAACAAGAGCGTTACACCGACAACATCGGAGCAGACGATATCAGCTGACGAAGGCAAGGACGGACTCGGAACAGTCACGGTCAGCGCCGTAACTGCAGCTATCGACGCGAATATTACCGCAGGTAACATCAAGGACGGCGTGACGATTCTCGGCGTAACGGGAACCTACAGCGGCGAATAACGACAAGAAGCACCCTCGAGGTGCTTTTTATATGCCCTCTGATACGGCGTTAAACTGTCAGCCCATTGTGATATAAACACGTAAAAAATGTAGGAGGAATCATCAATGAAAAGAGATTTTTTAGAGGGACTCGGTCTCGAAAAGGACGCTATCGACAAGATAATGACAGAAAACGGCAACGATATCAACCGCGAGAAGCAGAAGGCAGACGGGTACAAATCCCAGCTCGACGAAGCGAAGGAGAAGCTGAAAGGCTTCGAGGGCGTCGACGTAACGAAGTTACAGAACGAGATAACCAAGCTCAACGGCGACCTTGCAGCCAAAGAGGCGGAGTACACCAAGACACTCGCAGACCGTGACTTTAATGATATGGTCAGCAAGTATGCAGCTGAATTCAAGGCTCACGATGTAAAGGCTGTGATTCCTTTCCTTGATACCGAGAAGCTGAAAGCCTCTAAGAATCAGGAAGCAGACGTCAAGGCAGCTTTCGAGGCTGTCAAGAAGGACAATGCGTATCTATTCTCAGATACAAAGGTACCTCGCGTCATAAGCTCCACACCTGGAGCGGATCCGAAGACGGACCCTCCAAAGACACAAGCGAACGAGGCGTTAAGAAGCCTCTTCGGACGTAACGCATAATAAAGGAGGAAATAATTATGCCAGGTAAAGATATGATTTCAAGAGAGCAGGCTGAGGCTCTTATTCGTGAACAGGTAGTTCCCGAGATATTCCAGAAGGCTCCTCAGCAGTCCACATTTATGGGACTGGCTCGCAAGCTCCCCAACATGACAAGCAAGCAGACAAGAATCCGCGTTCTTGATGTTCTTCCCTTTGCTTACTGGGTAAACGGAGACACAGGTTACAAGCAGACTTCTGAGCAGGCGTGGGACAACGTATTCCTGACAGCTGCAGAGCTGGCTGTTATCGTTCCTATCCCTGAGGCTGTACTCGATGATGCTGAGTTCGACATCATGGGAGAGGTTACTCCCAGAGTTATCGAGGCAATCGGTAAGAGAGTCGACGAGGCTATCATCTTTGACAAGAACAGACCTGCAGAGTGGGACGCTGGTATTATCGTCCGCGCTCGTCAGGCAGGAAACGACGTTGCTAACTCGAGCGATCTTTACGGTGCTCTCCTCGGTGAGGGTGGTGTATTCAACAAGGTTGAAGAGGACGGCTATGCTGTTAACGGCGTAATCGCTTCCAGAAGCATGAGAGCAAAGCTCCGTGGTCTCCGTGATGACAACGGTCAGCCTATCTACAACACCACAATGCAGGGCTCCACGACATACGCACTCGATGGTGCTCCTATGTTCTTCCCTGCGAACGGCTCGTTCGACAAGGACAGAGCACAGCTCATCGCTGGTGACTTCTCGCAGGCTGTATACGCAATCAGACAGGACGTAACAATCAAGATTCTTACAGAGAGCGTTATCCAGGACCCCTCGGACGGAAAAATCATCTACAACCTCGCTCAGCAGGATATGATCGCACTCCGTGTTGTATTCCGTATGGGCTGGGCTCTTCCGAACCCTGCAACAGCATTCGACGGCGACCGCACAGGCTGCCCGTTCGCATATCTCGCTCCTGCTTCGCCTATGACAACCCAGACAGTAACCTTTACGGTAACAACTGGCAGCGACGAAGCAGTCGAGGGTGCTATTGTTGACGTTAACGGTGCTCGTCTCAAGACCAACTCGAGCGGCGTCGCTGTATTCAACCTGCCTGCAGGAAGCTACAGCGCGACAATCAAGGCTAAGGGCTACAAGACCGAGACTGAGAGCGTAACTGTTGCGGCGGCAGCTGTAACAAAGGATATTTCTCTTACTCCTACTACGTAAGGAGGAATGAAACGTGATAGAATACGCGGACTACAGTTTCTATACGAATCAATATCGAGGAGGTCAGTCCGCGCCTATCGCGGCACAGGACTTCCCTTTCTATGCAAGACAGGCAAGCGCTATCATAAAGCAGTACACGCATAACAACATCAAGGAAAATGATATCCCTGAGGAAGTGCAGTATTGCTGCTGTGAGCTTGCCGAAATGATAAACGCCGCGGATAGCTCTGAGGCTACACAGAAGGACGGTATTTCAAGCGAAAGCGTGCAGGGCTGGTCTCAGTCTTACGAAAGCTCGGAAGCAAGAAAAACGGCTCTCAGAGGCTCTCAGAAGGAATGCATATACAAGTGGCTCAGTGAGACAGGATTGTTATATTCGGGGGTGCGGATATGCTGAAAAATGCTGACTGCACGATATACGAGGCGGGTACTTACACCCGCCACGTTATCCCTGACGTATACTGGAACGACGCACGCGGAAGAACCGTGACAAATCGCGGTGTACAGATAGCTGATAGTGTTATCGTGTACATATACTCGGACGCATATATCCCGAAGCCGGGAGATATCGTAGTCAAGGGAACCGTTGATTATACATTCGATGCAACGACACAGCAGAAGGCTTCGGCGAGTATGAAGACCTTTCGGGAGACATACCCACAGTTTGCTGTTATAAAAGCTGTGAACGACGCGAGATACGGTGGGCTTCCGCATATCGAGGTGACGGCACGATGATGGACGTTGATATCAAATGGGACCCGCAGGCAGTAAGAGAGCGCCTGAGTAAAGCACAGAAGTTCATAGACAGAAAATGTATACAGCAAATGAAACCGTATACCCCGTTCAGAACTGGAATGCTTGAACGCTCCGCAACACTGGGAACAGTTATCGGCAGCGGACACATCGTATACAACAGCCCGTATGCACGTTATCAATATTATGGCGTTGTGTACGGACCGAATATACCGATATACGAAAACGGCATTCTCGTCGGCTTCCGCTCACCTAAGCAAAAGCACAAGACAAACCGTATGCTCACATACAGCAAAGCAAGACACCCGCAGGCTCAGCGTTTATGGTTCGAGACCATGAAGAAAAAGCACGGAGAAGCAATACTGCGCGGCGCCGCAGCTATCGCAGGAGGCAAGGCAGGAAAATGAATATAATCGAAAAAGTACAGGCTATACTTGAGAGCTTTCCGAAAATATCGGAAGTGTGCAACAGCGTTCACATCGACTTCACAGATCCTGAGCCGACGAGCTACGGTCTGAGCTCCGAAGGTGACGAGCTTATCGTGGAGGATATACTCGGTAACCAGAAAAGACAGCACACCTTTATGCTTTTCACGGTGTATAGCTCAATAAATGATTATGAGCGTCTGCATAACACCTCAGCGCTGCTTGAACTCGGACAATGGCTCGAGCGTCAGACAGCCGGCGAGGTCACAACCACGATAGGCGATGAAACGCTGACGGGCACGATTGTAAAGCTGAGAACCGCAAACGGTATGCTCGAAACTATTCCGCAGGAAAATGAAATGGACGGCTGTCTGTATCATATACAGATTATAGCCGAATACACAGTCGAGATATGAAAAGGAGGTCAATTCAATGTCAATATACGATGACGAGAACGAGCTCGAAAACGAGCTCGAAAACGAAGGAACTGAATCAGAGTCTGAGGAAGAGCCTGTTGAAATACTGACAAGAGGCGGCTCAGAAGAGCCAGAATCCGAAGAACCGGAATCAGAAGAGGAGGAAAATGATATGGCAGATCCTACACCTACACCGCGTGGCAAACTCCCCAGAGGGGCATATTTGCTTTACATTCAGACAGATTTCGACTTTGAAGGGGGAGACCCTACTGCAGCGGCATCGGCTAACTGGTTTGTTATCGGAAAGGATGTATCAGACCTTTCAGTCGAGCTGAACTCAGATACTGAGGTAATTAAGAATATCCTCGACGAAACAAGCGTGGTTGATAATGGTTATGAGCCTTCATTCGATGTTGACACATACTATGCGGCACCGACAGACGGCGCAATCTACACACACCTCAAGGACATTATGATGAACCGCAAGACAGGCGACGCTTGCAGAACCCGTGTCCTTGAAGTATTAGTCGACCAGGATAATGCAGATTCATATGATGCATGGTGCGAGGAAGTAATCGTAAAGCCCACAAGCTACGGTGGAGAGCAGGGAGGCGTTCGTATTCCCTATAACGTCAGCTTTGCAGGAAACCGCGTAAAGGGCACAGTAACATTCAGCGGCAAGGTACCCACATTCGCCCCGCCGCAGTCGTAAGATATGAGTAAGGGGAGACTTCGGTCTCCCTTTTTCATTAATGTTTGGAGGTTTTAACTATGAAAAATATCAGTTTCGACGAAGGCTTTCGCGAGTATAAGCTGAACGGCGACGAAAGCCGCGTTATTCGCATTCGCCTCACAGACCCGAACCTGTACGATAGAATTGAAAAGTCAATGGGAAAAATCGAGGAACTTGCGAATAAGTACAAGGGGCAGAACAACCCTGAGCTTATTCCCGAACTCAACGCAGATGTGAGAAGCTTAATCAACGAGGCTTTCGGATCCGATATATGTACTCCTGCTTTCGGAACAGCAAGCCCGTTCACAGTGCTTGAAGGTAATAAACTTCTTTTTGAGGCGTTTTTTGAGTCGTTCCTTCCAGTTCTCAAACAGGATATGAAGGCGGTAACAGCAAGCATTAAAGCTTCGGCGCAGATACGTCCAGAGGTGCAGAAATATCTTGAGCCTGTGTCTGTTGCACCAGTATCTAAACCCATTGCGGCACTTGCCAAGCCTGCTGTTGCTCTTCCAGACGTCAGTGGTCTCACAGACGAGCAGAAGCGTCAGCTTATAGCTCAGCTGATATGATAGGCGTACTTCCCGAAAGTTTAAGCGTCGGAGGCGAGAACCTGCCGATAAATGCAGACTTTCGGAATGTTTTAACGATTTTTGCAGCCCTCACCGATAAAGCACTGACACAAGACGAGAAATACTATGTCTGTTTGCGGCGGCTCTATAAGGTACCAATCCCTCGAAGAATAGCTGTCGAAGCAGTAAAACAGGCTTTCTGGTTCCTGGACGGAGGTGACATACCTAAGTCAAAGCCCGAGGAAATCAAAATGCTCGATTGGGAGCACGACGAATCGCTTATAATGCCTGCCGTCTCCAAGACGATAGGCGTAGTCGATGTGCGCTCCCTGCCTTATTTGCATTGGTGGACGTTTCTCGGAGCGTTCGGCGAGATAGGCGAGGGTCTGTTTTCTCAGGTCATACACCTGCGGCACAAGCTCAGCAAAGGTGAAAAGCTCTCCAAATCAGAGAAGGAATTCATCCGAAAGAACGACGACATGGTCCATCTCAGGACGGCTGAGGAAAAGGCAGAAATCGAAAGGCTCGAGAAAATACTCGACAAACTGACATGATAAAGAGGTGAGGAGCATGGCAACAGACGGTCAGCTGAATTTTAGTACAAGTATGGACCTCAGCGGCGTGGAGCGCGGACTAAATGAGCTGCTTGCTGAACTGAAAAAGATATCCGCCGTAATAACTGGTGTCCCTGAAATCAAAGTGAAAGCGGACACAACGGAGGTAAAAGCAGTTGAGGAAGCTATCGACAGCATACCAAAAGAGAATGATGTCGAGGTCAAAATCGACGCTGATGTGTCTGAAGCTGTCGCGGCAGAGACGGCAGTAGACAACGTAGGAAAAGCAGCTGAGGAAGCAGGCAAAAAAGCAGAGGAAAGCGCCGAAAATGCTGGCAATAAGATAAACAACACAGGCAACGAAGCCAAGAAAAAAGCGGCAGAGACGGCTAAGGCAGTCAAGAACGCGAGCAATAGTTCAAGTAAAGCCGTGGGCGGTTCGTGTGATGATATACTAAAATCTTTGTCGGGCACCCTCGGCAAGGTCAAAGCACTTATAGCAGCTTCTGGCATTGCCGTTGCAATCAAAAAAGCAATAGATCTCGGCAAAGAGGCTGTTGAACAGGCGGCGAAGGTAAACGCTTCAACTTCACAGCTCGAGCAGACCTTCGGAAGCTTTCAAAACACTGCCGAAGAAGCTATAAAACGAGTTGCAGACCAGAGCGGAATCCTCGAGACGAGACTCCGCGGCACAGCAACGTCAATATATGCATTCGCAAAGACCTCGGGAATGGACGCGATCACAGCCCTCACGATGATGGAGGACGCACTCCAGGTCGCCGCGGACAGCGCGGCATACTACGACCGCTCCCTCGAGGACACGAGCGAAACGCTCAAAAGCTTCCTCAAGGGCAATTATGCGAATGACGCGGCGCTCGGTCTGAGTGCTACGGAGTATACCCGAAACGCGGCGGCGATGAAGCTGTACGGCAAGAGCTTCCAGGAACTGTCGGAGGCTCAGAAGCAGCTAACGCTCCTGCAAATGGTAAAGGACGCGAACAAGCTATCAGGCGCTGAAGGGCAGGCAGCTCGTGAGGCTGACGGCTGGGAGAATGTAATCGGCAACCTCAAAGAAGCGTGGAGCCAGCTTCTCGCAGTAGTCGGTCAGCCGATACTCGAGGTCGCAACTGTAGCGGTCAAGAATCTAACAGCTGCGCTCACGTTCCTCACCGAGAAAGCTCGAGCGGCTATTGCGGCAATGAATCAGCTCCTCGGGCGCGAGACCAAGCAGAGCAACGCAATGGCAAGCAGTATCGAGCAGAGTGTCAGCAACCAAGAAGCGCTCACGGACGCTGTAAAAGACACGACCAAAGCGCAGAAAAAGAGCCTTGCGTCGTTCGACCAGCTCAATACACTCTCCTCCAACAACGCCGAAACGGCAGGAGCGGGAGCAGGTTCGGCAGCTTCAACCATGCCTGTGACGGTAGAGACTGAAAAAGCCGAAAACAACGTAGAAAAGTTCGCAAAAAAGCTGCAAACGGTGTTCAGCAAGCTGAAAACATGGTGGCAAAAGAACTTCGCTCCAATATTCAGCGGAATATGGGACAAACTAAAAGAAGAGGCTCACGAGCTCTGGGGCACGCTCCAGCACATATTCGCGGATATTAAGTCGCTCGGCGCTCCTCTGCTTGAATACTTCAACACTTATTTTGTACCGTTCTTGCAGACGACGTTCGGAGTTATCGGCGATATACTCGTCGGGCTGTTTGATACGTTCAACAAGGTATTCGCTGATATCTGGGACATCGTGATATTCCCATACTTGCAGACATACATCACAGTCGGGCTGCCGATGCTGACCGAGTTCGCGACCGAGGCAATGAAAACGCTCGGTGTGATATTCGACGAGGTCAAGAAGGTATTCGATATGATATGGGAGGACGTTGCAAAGCCTGTCCTCAAGTTCATAATGAAGTTGTGGCAAGACCTCATGGAATCGCTCAAAAAATTCTGGGATAGGTACGGCAACCCGATATTTGAGAAATTCCGCACGGCTATCCAGAAGACCTCCGATATCTTCATGTCAGCGTGGAACAGCTATTTCAAGCCATTGTTCGAGAAGCTCATGGCGAACATTGACACTCTGTGGCAAGAGCACTTGAAGCCGCTCGTTGATGCAATCCTCGAGTACGTGGGTGAGCTGATAACAGCCGCTCTCGACATTTACAACGAGTGCATCGCGCCAATTGTAAAGTGGGTGGTCGAGGTATTCGGACCGCCTATAATGCGAACCATAGGGCAGATAATGGAAACGATGTTCGCACTCCTCAAAAATGTGGCTGACGTTGCAAAGGGCATTATCGAAGCACTCACAGGTATTGTTCAATTTGCCGCTGGTGTATTCACAGGCGACTGGGAAAGAGCCTGGGAGGGCGTGAAAAAGATATTCAAGGGCGTATTCGATTCGCTCGTTGGAATCGTCAAGGTGCCGCTTAACCTCATTATTGGTAACATCAACCTGTTGCTGAACGGAATTGAGGAAATGGTGAACGCTATTATCGCGGCTCTTGGTGTTGTTGACTTTGATATTCCGAGCTGGGTACCAGGTATAGGAGGCAAATCCTTCCACCTTGACCTTGATTCAGTTGATATCCCGCGTATTCCTTACCTCGCACAAGGCACGGTAGTCCCTGCAAATTACGGCAATTTCTTGGCGATGCTTGGCGACAACAAGCGTGAGGCTGAGGTTGTATCACCTGTAAGCACTATGAAGCAGGCAATGCTCGAAGCACTGGCAGAGAGCGGGGGAGCGGGTCCGAAGGAGCTCGTCGTATACACTTATCTCTACCCGAACTCCGCGGCGTATCATCGCGAAGTTATCAACATAGTAAACGCAGACGCACGAAATAAAGGAGGCTAAGCATGGCAACGATAATACAGTCACTGAATAACGGAGACCCTGTGCTCGAGCCTACACGCTACGATATCAACAAGAGCGACCTGTACTCAGATCAGTCGGGTCGCTCCGCTGAGTCGGGTGATATGATACTTTATGCAATCAAGAAGGACGTGTACTCACTCGAGCTTGAATTTGTCGGGACCGCTTCGGAGATAAAACACATCAACGGGCTGCTCGCTATCGGAAGCTTCCCTGTCACATTTTGGGATGAGACTAACACCGAATCAGAGGCTGCATACGTGACACGTCAGATGTATGCTTCGGATCGCAAGCTTGAAGTCCTTGGCGTTCCGAACGCACGGAAGCACAGGCTATCATTTAACCTCATTGAGACGAGGAGGAGTAGCTGATGTATGCAGTATCACAGGAATTCAGAACCCTCCTCGAATCGGGAGCTGTCCAGAAGATAAGAGGCGTCATATATGACGTCGGAGCAGGCGAGCTCTTCCAGTTATCTGATGATAATATATCAAAGCCACAGTTCACGAGACAATGCACGACTAACACCGACAGCTTCGGATTCGGTCAGCTCTATGCGAGCACAGTAAGCCTCAAGATACTCGGAGTTGACGAGCTCATGCGAACCGACCTTCGTGGTGGAAAGCTTCGCCTTGGATTCAGCGTAGAGGGCAGCAGCGAGTGGGTACCGCTCGGCGTATGGAATATCACAGAGCCGCAGCGCGACTCTCAGAACAGTATAACCATTAACGGTGTCGACAATACGGCAAAGCTCGATGTTCCTGTGCCGTATAAGGACAGCGGTCCGAGTACGCTTCAGCGTCACATGGAGATAATAACTGAGCTCTCAGGCGTGGAATTCAAGCAAACGCCGCAAGAAATACTTGCGCTTGCTGGAATTACGATAAATCCAAAAGCAATAATTGCAACAACCTTCGGCAAGACGTGCCGTGACGAGCTGGCAGCTATAGCACAGTATACAGGCTGTCTGGCATATATCGACCGTGACGGTGACATTATATTCCGCAAGTATGGCGATGCGCAGCTCCCGTCCGCGATACAGGCGAGCCGCCGACACAAAGCAGACCTCGCCGAGTACAATATGCGTGTAGCTTCGCTCGCGTATACCTGCGGAAGCAAGTACCGCGGCACTGTCGTTGTCGATGCGGATAACATCACTCACGCAAACACGGATCTCCGTCTGTCGTTCGCTGACAACCTGTATATGAATTTCCAAAAACCCGAATACGCGACGGATTTTGTTGAAAAGGCTCTCGATAATCTTCTGACATCAGGCATCTGGGTTCCCGGCACACTTGACTTTTACGGGGACCCGACAATTGACCTCGGAGACCTCGTCACAATATCGGGAGGAATCAACGGAGATACGCCTACGGCTTTCCTCGTCACTGGCTTTGTATGGCAATTCCGCGGACCTATGACTTTGATATCTGCGGGAGCTGCGGAGGCTGTAAGCAACTATGGCGGCAGCTCAGGTTCGGGCGGCAGCAGTAGCGGCGGAGGCGGTCAGACCGTTGTCCAGAAGCCGTGGGAAATGGTCGACCTCGAAAGCTTCCCACAGGCGCTGACCTCACGCTGGGGCGAAATAGGTGCTGCAATATTCGCAGTCGCAGACGAGACGCTTGTCATCGCGCATCTGACAGTGAACCTCATCGGCACCGATATCGGCGAAGTCGTGGTTCATGTACTCTTGGACGGCATAATGCAGACGGAGTACAGCTGGGACACGATAGCGAACGGGCAGAAGCTCACGACGGAGCTGAATGTCCCGCTGACGGTCGAAAGCGGCGTTCACCGTCTGACTATCGAGGCAAAGGGCGCGGCGACAGTAGACCGCATCGTAGCAAGCGTTTACGGGCAGGGTGTGTCTGAGTACACAGGCGAGCCGACATTTGAGAGCGAGTACAGATACCACGCTGACACGGTCGACGAGTACATCGGCAGCTCGCTCACGCCAAGAATACCCGCTCAGCTGGGCGGCAATGACATACACGTTCTCGGCGGCGGCTCGTTCGCAGAGTCAGAGGTCGAGTACACATATATCCCCGACGGTGTCGAGGAGATTAAGTAAAGGAGTGAGAGTATGGCACAGGGCGATTCTTGGGCAGACCCTATCATAGTTGATAATTGGGCGGACTTTCTGACGAATAACGTCGCCTCGAAATACGTGAAATTTGCGAACCCGAGC